TGCTGGCGCCGTGGCGAAAGATGGGCGCGTGAGCATCACCTCAGCCGTGCCGCGGCTGATTGCGCGCTTTGGCCGCCCGGCCACGCTGCGCCGCCGGCAAGCAATGACAACCACCTTCACGGAAATCTCCGTGACGGGATGGCTGCGCAGTTTCAGCCCGGAAGAAATCACGGGCGGCGTGATGAATGGCGATGCTGAAATGACAATCAACGCCGCGCCGGTTTTGGCATCGGCAGGCTTTGCGCCCCCAGTCAAAGGCGATTTCGTGGCAATTGATGGAAAGAATTGGGCCGTGCTTGGCTGCAACCCCCTCATGGTTGCCTCTACGGCGGTTGCCTATGCCCTTCATGTGCGGGGCGGGTGATACATGAGCCCGGAACCTTGGAACGACGCCAGAGCGCGCCTTGTAGCCGCCGCGCTGCCCTATCCTATCGAGTGGCCGAATGAGGCATTCGCCGCGCCTGACTTGGCGGCTTGGCTTTCGGTTGAAGCTGAAGGCGATGTGCTGGAGCCAATCGAACTCGGCAACGGCGCATGGGAAGAGCGCGGCACCTTCATGGTGCATGTCATCGTGCCGCTCGGCACAGGCAGCGCCACCGCGCGCCAAGTGGCGAAAGACATAGCGAATATTTATCGCGGCGTGGTCGGGTACACCGTCTATCGCCGCGCATCCATCGGCGCTGGCGTCCCCAGCGAAGACGGGAAGTGGTGGGTTCTGACCGTCACGGTTGAATGGACCTACACGGACCGGCCTGCATAGCGCGGGCTTCAACGCGGCCCAGCCGCAGAACCTGAAAAGGAATTAGAGCATGAGCGGTTCTGTAACCGGCTATCAGGCCGGCATTGAAACGACTGAAACAACGCTTTCCTATGTGCCGGAAGCAACCTGGGGAACGGCGCCGAATAGCGCATTCACCGCGCTCCGCATCACCAGCGAAAGCCTCTCGGGCAGCAAGGCCCGCACGCGCCCGAATGAAATCACGGGCAGCCGTCGCGTGTCGCCGTCTGTGACGCAAAGCGAACAGGCCAGCGGCGCTATCAATTTCAACCTGTCCTATGGCACGTTCGACGATTTCTTTGCGGGCGCGCTTGGCGGTGATTGGTCGGCGGCGCAAACCATCGCGGGCGTTGCGGCAGACATTACCGTCACCACCGGCACGAACGTGCTTTCCTCCACCACCTCGAACAAGTTTCAGAACTTGCTCGAAGGCCAGTGGATTGAATTGCGCGGCTTTACGGCTGGCAGCGGCGCCAACAACGGCTTTTATCGCATCGCCACCAAGACAAACAACCAAAGCCTCATTCTTGCCGGCAAGACCATCGCCAGCACGGAAACCCCGGCGGGCACGGCGGCGTCTGTTCGTAATGCCGGGATGCTGCGCAATGGCGACCTTGTGAAAAGCTTCCACCTGCAAAACCGCTTCGCCGCTGCGCTTTGGCTGCGCTACGCGGGCGCCATGGTGTCCTCGCTGTCGCTGTCTGGCGGCACGGGCCAATTCTTCACGGGTAGCCTGAACATCGCGGCGCGCGATGAAGTGAGCGCGATTACCGCCGCCGGTAACGGCACGGTAACTGCGGCGCCGACCGGCGGCTTCTTTGATAGCGTTGCGGCCTTTGGTGGCGTGCAGATTGATGACACGGCGCTGTCTGCCGCCGTCAATTCTGTGGCGCTCACGGTATCCCGCGAAGGCGCTGGCATGGATTACGGCATGGGCAGCGCCGCCGCTCAGGGCGCGCGGTGGGGTCAGGTGCAAGTCGCCGGGCAGATTGAACTCTATTTCAAGGACTTCACGCAATACGCGCTATTTAAGAACGAAACGCGCTCGCGCGTAGCGTGGCGTAAGCGTGACCCGCAGGGCAATAACTACATCTTCACCCTGCCCGGTGCCAATCTGATGAACCCGAACATTCAGGTCGGCGGTCCGAACCAAGCTATTCTGGCGCGTTTCGACATTGAAGGCGGCAACGACCTCGCATTGCCCGCCATTCAGATTGATCGGTTCGCTGCCTAACAAGATCGCGGCTTCTTAGCCGCGATGCTCCCGCGCGGAGCAGGGGCTACCGGCACGGCGGGTCGCCGGTAGCCCCGTCTTCCCGCCACCCGCCACCCCGCAGAGGTTTCAATGACAAAGCTTAGCATGTTTGAGCGCGATACCATTGCGCTTACCGATGGCGTTTGGGTAAATCCCGACCCCAAAAACCTTGACATGGAATTGCTAGTGAAAGCCCGCGATGCGTCATTCCTTGATGCGCTCTCGGTCGCCTATCGTGAATTGGTCCGTAAGGCCCGCGAAGATGGCCGCCTGAAATCCCGGCAAGGCATTTCCGATCTGCCGCCGTCAACGGTGCAGATTGCCGAGGATGAATTGATCCTTACGCGCCTAGTGCTTGGGGTGCGGAACCTTGAAGGCGAGCATGGCCCGATTTCCATTAAGGAATATCGGGAAATGGCGCTGACTGAGCGCTTCCGGCCATTGCTGGATTTGGCCCGTGAAGCGGTGGCGATTGCGACTGACCGGCGCGCGGCGGACCGTGAGGAAGCCTTGGGAAACTTCGGCAATTCGCGGTCCATCAATTCCGGTGGAGCCGCGCCGCAGGAATAATCGAAGCGCTTGGTGATGATGAAGCAAAGCCCCCCGCGCTTGGCCCTGATCTGGTGTGGCTCTGGGCTGCATGGCAGGGGCTCTCAAGTGAGCGCCCCTGGATTGCGGGTGGCATGGGGCCAATGATGCCGAGCGAGACGCCATTTCGCGCCGCGCTGGCATGGGCTGATCATCGCGGCATTTATGGCGCCGACCGCGATCTGCTGCTTGATGGTTTACGCGCGATTGATGGTGAGTTTTTCGCCGCGCATTCGGACCGGGTGAAGGCTTCGCAATGAGTTTCTCCCGTTCCGTCAAGCTTTTTGTGAGCCAACACCTAACCCCGCAGGCGCAATCGGCGGCGCTTGCCAGCTATGCGCGGGCGGACGTTGCGCGGTTGCAGAATGCGCGCCGCGCGCCCTTGGATTACACGATTTTCGTCGATGGGCGCGAAGGCGCGGCGCCGGAGACTGTCAAGCCGCAAGGCACCATCGTTTATCGCTTCAACGGCTTGGCTGAAGCGGTTGCTTTTGCGCTTGGCTTTTGCATCGCGCGCTCGCCGTTCAGGACGGGCCGCTATCGCAAAAGCTGGTTTGTCTTAGTGGATGGCCGCGCGTGGAATGCAGATTTCCGCGATATTCCGGCGGGGTCTGAAGTGTATATCGTGAACACTCAGCCTTATCACCGGAAGCTGGAAATGACCGGCGGCTTGCAGCGCAGCACCACGCGGCTTTGTGCTGATGCGCTGCGCAAACGGTTTCCAGGCTTGATGGTGTCTCATGATTTCCTTGAACTGCCAGGCGGGCCGGCGCCCGCGCCATACAGAATGCGCGGCGGCGTAGTGTCGCGGCGGCGCTTTCGGCGGGCGCGCATGTCCAATCCCGGCGAGATGATGACTTACCCGGCGGTGATACTCCGCTGGCGTGATGCGTAGGAGGCGGCGAGCATGGCACAGGTAGCGCAGCTTACGACTGCCGAATACACCGCCCGCTTCAACGACCAGATGAGCCAGGGCGCCAATGCGGCGGCGCAGGCAATGGAGAAGCTTGGGCAGTCGTCCGAGGTGGTGGAGACGCGCGCGCGGCGAGTGTCGCAAAGCTTTGAGGCGCTTGAAGCGCGGCTTGATTCCGGGGCGCGAATGGCGCAGGCCAAGGCGCGCGCTGATGAGACAATGGCGCGGCAGATTGAACGGGTAAATCTCGCCGTTGAGCGTGGTCAGACTACACAGCAGCGCGCCAATGAACTAATCGCCCGTGCTAATACCGCGCGCGACACCTATATTGCCAAGGTTGGCCAGCAGATTGCGGTGGAAGAACGCCGCAACCAAATCTTACTTGGTGCGACGAACCAACAGAACAATTTCGCCGCCGCCAATGACAACGCAACGCGATCCTCTGGCCGTTTCGGCCAAGCAATGGGGCAGGCTGGTTTTCAAATTCAGGATTTCGCTACGCAAGTAAGCATGGGGCAGAACGCATTGACCGCGTTCGGTGTCCAGTTTGCGCAATTTGCTGGCATCTTTGGGACCGGCGGCGCCATTGCGGGCGCGGTGGTGACGGTTGGACTTTTGGCTTCGCAGTTTCTCTTGGCGGGGGAAAGCTCCGAAAAAGAAGCAAAGCGCATAGAAGAAAACTTCGCCGGCATGAAAAGGGCCGCAGAGGAAGTCAAGACGGTCATTGAAGAAATCAATGCCCTGTTTTTGACGGCGGCGGAACGCTCTGCTGCGGCGGCTAATCGCCAATCGGCTGAATTGGCGATGAATGCCCAGCGTTTGCTTGACATGACTATTCAGCGCAACGAGGGCAACGCTCTGGAATTGACGCAGGCGCAGCAGGAATTGCGCCAGGCGGAAGAGCGCATCGCGCGCCGTGATGCTGAAATTCGCGCGCGCACAGGCTCACGCGCCAATGAGTTTCAGCGACAGGATGAAGGCACGCTCTTTCCCTTGCGGCAGCGCATCGCCGGGCTTGAGGCGGATATTACGCGGCAAAATAGCCGAATTGGTGAATTGCTGGATGCCTTAAACCGCGCGCGCAACGCTGGCGTGGTGATGCCCGAAGAGGCAAACATGCCACCGGCGCCTGAGCGTGAGCGCGGCAACCGCGATGCAGAGCGTGAGGCGTTGCGCTTGCAGCGTGAAGCGGAACGCGAAGCAGAGCGCGAGCGGGCCAGAGCCGAGCGCGAAGAGGAACGGGCGCGGCAAGAGGCTTTGCGCGCCGAAGAACGCGCCTTGCAGGAGCGCGAGCGGCTGAACCAGCGCACCACGGATGAAATCGTGCGCTATTCGGCGGACCGCTTTGCCGATCTTTGGAGCAACACCGGACGCGGGTTTGCGGGGCTCATGGAGAGTATGCTGCAAATGGTGCGGCGGACGTTTGCGCGCATCGCTGCGGAGGCTGTCATCCGGCCTGTGGTGCAGCCGATTGTCTCCAATGTTGTGACGCCGATTATGGGCGCGTTTGGGTTCGGTGGGACAGCGGCGGCCGGCACCGGAGCGCCTGCGAATGGCGGCTTTAGCGTTGGCTCTATCACCTCTTTCATTCCCAGCGTTGGTGGCATGGGCGGTGGTGGAGGCTTCATGGAAATGCTTGGCATCGGCGGTGCTGGCGCTGGTTTTGGTAGCTTTTTAGCTACGCCAATTTTTGGTGAGGCTGCCTTAGCCTCATCTACCAATAGCGCGCTTGCCGCCATGCCGGGTGGTATGA